GTAATATGGTTTACCCTCAAGAATCGGTTGCAAGCAAAGCAAAGTATTTGCAGAGCCAGCATCAATCTCATCAAGCAAAAGTGCAGTTCCAGTCCGCATAGCGATCAAGACTGGACCTTCGATGATCTCCACATTACCATTTTCCAAAGTCTTGGAGCCAATGAGTTGTTCTTCATCAGTCATCATGTTTAAGTTAACACGAATCAGAGGACGTTTGTGCTTGGCACAAATTTGTTCAACCATCGTGGACTTGCCATTCCCAGTTGGACCAGAGATGAACGCAGGATAGAAAATCTTGGTTTTGATAATCGTCTCCACATCGCTGTAGTTACCGAATGGCACAAAGTTCGGATCCTTCTTGGGGATCAATGATTCAGTGTTTGAATAATCCACAACGAATGATTCCTGAGGTTTAAGAGCAGTATTGCCAACGACAGCTGCATCGTGTTTTGCACGACCACCATCAAGAGCATAAAGACCACGACCAACTTTATCCTTCATAAGCCACAAAGGGAATTTGTCAGTCTTAAGTTTAGCCATAACTTCCATCAGCTGAGGACGAGATACCTGACCCTTAGTTTGCACGTCAGGATACATCTCGAACATCTTAGCCTCAAAAGTCTCACGAAAAGCCACATCAGTTTTTGCCATCACATTCTCCATAATAAACAACCAATCAATATAATGAATTATTCCCCAAACTGCAATAAAAGACAAGCATTTTTTGCAATTCCCTTACAAGTTACAGGGGATTATTTTCCCCTGTAAAATCAACAACTTACGCAACATACCCCACGAATCGGTTCAACAAGACTCGGCTAGTCTGCTTAACATTCAGGAATTTGCTGAAGTTCTTTGCAATAGCTGCAGCCTTTGCATCAGCCTTCACATCAAGTTCACCCTCAACAATCTTAGTTGAAGTTTGGGGAACAAGGAACAAGTCATCACGACCAGTACCCTTCACTGAAGCAAAACCATTGTCACGGAAATCTTTTCTCCATGAGTCAATCATAGAGTAATGATTACCACTGAAAGAAGGCAAGTTCGACTTGATCGCTCCTTCCAAGTCACGACGATGATTACGGCAGATATAGAAACCCACAACCATACAGTTATGACGATCTTTAATCATTTTCAACAGCATGCTTGTCTGTTCATTAGCGTTTCTAGTGATAGAATATGTTTTCTGAGTCACATCATCACGAACAAAATGTTTCTGTTTGATTCGTTTGTATTGACCATTAACATAATCGTTACGATCTTCACGCAAGTCGCTATTAGCAGAATAAAGAGTTCCACCCTCACCATCAGTCAGAGTAATGAGAGTCATCTTCTCGATAGAATTCTGTTTGATGTAGTTACCGAGATTGTTGTAAACCCATACCAATGCTTCGTTCAGTGGAGTACCACCCATACTGTAACCTTCGTTCCATTGGAATTTATACTGAGTTACACGACGAGCCATCGTATGGAATTCGCTTGAAGACATTTTGCTTGAGAACAATTCCAACAGATCAAAATTGAAGTTTGAATTCAACACATTGTTCTGTTTCATATACTCAGAATGTTGCATCATGTGTTCACGCTGACGATGCCATGAGTCATTACCATTTCGTTCTTTGTATTGAGAAGTAAATGCAAGGACACGATATGGAATCTGGATTCGAGCACAGAACATTGCAAGGTTAATAACCTGCTTCAATGTATCTTGAATGACATGATCCATCGAACCAGACCAGTCCAGCAAGAAAATCATACCATGATTCTTACCTTGTGGAATCACGCTTACACGTTTGAACAAGTCATCATTCAACTTGTAAGACCAGATACGACGCATGTCCAATGAACCAGTCTTAGACATTTGAGCACGTTTGTAGAGAGTTGCACTCTTACGCATCTCGAATTCTTTAACCAGATAATTCACTGCACGTGTAGAATCTGTTTTGAATTTGTCGTACTCCGCACGTTCTTTAGCCCACAAGATAGCATCTTCGTTGGACATTTCTCTTTTGTTACCCTGACGATCTTCGACATACCAGTTGTCGATGGTTTCGTTCAGGATGGTTTTGTAACCAACAACAGGGTCTTGGAAATACTTGTCATCAATTTTAACATAATGATACTCAGTGCTATCATCAGCTAGGTCTTGAAGTTTCTCACTGAAGTTGCGTTCAGTCTTAGACTCCAGTTCTTCATCTTTCACAGTTTCCTGATTTTCACGATTAGCTGTTTTACCACCACGTGATTGTCTCTGAGCCTTCTTGTCAGCGTCAGAATCGTCTTCTTGTTCGTTCCAGTCATCGTTGAAGTCATCAAAATTGTCTTCATCGAATTCGCCTTCTGGATCCTCATCGCTGTCTTCAAATTCTTCTGGCTCTTCTTGAGCCTGACGCTGTTTGCGTTCTTCCAATTGTTCTTTGGAGAATTGGTAAATTTCTTTAGCCAAATTGATAACTTCGTCAACAGTCTCAGTGCGTTCGACACGATTGACGAAAATCTTTTCTTCCATTGTGAATGTAACACCACACTGGAATCCTGCTTTGAAGTAAAGATTGATTTTGTCGATAAGTAGCAAGTCATCAAAATTTTGGACTTGTTTTATACCAAAGAAGTCACGATCATTGAGTTGCTTGTATCCTTCGTTCATGCGCTTGCGCAGTCCAGGATACTTGCGTTTGATCATTTTCTCGATACGCACATCTTCCAGCACGTTGAGGTAAGTCATAATCTTACGATCTTCTTGAATCGGCACCAAGTACTCATCACCAGTGTAAAGGGCATGACCCACTTCGTGACCAACAAGCATGTCCTCAATCTCTGGAGTCATATCTTTCCAGAGTGGAATTGTCAGCACACGTGCCTTAATGTCAAAAGATGCAGTGCGTGTTCGAGCACGAACAACAGAAAGGTTTTCATTCGCAAGAAGTCTTGCAGATAGATCAGATGATTTGATATCCATAATTATTCTCCGAATGCTTCAGCCATTTCATACTCAGTCAAAACCTTCTCGACCTGAGCACGATTGTTCAATTTTAGGGGTAGTATGCTTGCAATGTCAAGTTTATCTTCAGGAAACCCATAGTCTACAAAAAGACAAGCCAATTCAAAATCACTAAATTCATTCCACATAATATTCTCCGATTCAGTAGGATGAATTATGCACTAATTTAGGATAAAAGACAAGTCCCTGAAAAACCCCTGTAAAATCAACAACTTACATTCCCATACAGGGAGTAGGGGATTAGTTTTGGGCTATTACGGAGAAGTCATTGCGCTTCTCAAACTTTACAACCGACCTGAATTTGTCAAAGAGTTGATCCCCTTTGTGGCTGATTACAAAGATGTTGGTGTTGTCACCAAACTGATTCATCAGGTTCAAGAAGTAATCTGTTCCTGCAGTGTCGAGTGACGAATCGAAAATTTCATCGAGCAATAGCAGGTTAGTATTGACTGAGTTCTTCATCTTAGCAATCTGACGCCAAGTGAAAAGAATAGCCAAGTCAATACGCATCTTCTCACCTTCAGAGAAACTTGCGTAAGTAAACTCATCACGGAAACGAGACTTAACAGATTCATTGAATGCTTCATCAAGTTCGAAGTGGATGTAGGCATCCATTGCATTAAGATACTTGTTGATCAACTTATTCATCGCAGGAAGATACTCACGAATGATAGCAGTCTTGATACCAGTATCTTTCAGTAGCACTGAGGCAACTTCTTCGATGTTACGTTGTTCCATCAAAGTATTTTTGGTACTGATTTTATCTAATGCATCTTTGGCAAGATCTTTTAACTTACCCTTCTCTTCATCGATGTTAGTTGTGTCAGATTTAACCCTTTCGGTCTCAGCTTCAAGTTCCTTGTTTTGCTTATTGAGTAAGGTGATCGTAGAGTTTCTTGTAGATAGTTCAATGTTTTTGTCGGTAATCTGTACAACCACCTCATTGATTTTCGAAAGTTTGTCATTGAGGTTTGTGAGGACGGCTTCGAGTTCAGCGATCTTTGTGTTGTTGTCCAACATTTTCGCATTAAGATCTTTGACAATGGTCTCTTTGTATTCCTCTGCAATATCTTGGTTACAGCTTGGACATACATCGTGTTCGCTAAAAAACTCTGTGTGGTGTTCGCAAGTTTCGATTTTCTGGAGCAACTTACTTCTGATTGTTTTGGCTGCTTCAATGTCTTGATTAACTGTTTCCTTATCAGAGATGCTTGCTTTAAGAATATCGATCTCCGAAATGATTGATCCAATCTCGCCCTCTGTCTGTAATATTTCAGCATTATTAGCATCAATTTTTGATAGGATGCTTTCGATTGCAGTCGCCTTTGCCTCAGTAATCGTTTTGATGATTGCTTGCTGGCTCTCAACTCTATCTTTTGCGCTCTTGATTTCATTCTCTGTCTTACTAATGGCATCCTTAGTCTCCTGTGCCTTTTCTTTCAATAACGAATTCATTGTGGAGAAAATACGAATGTCAAGAATGTCTTCGATAACTTCTCGTCTTTGCAGTGGTGTCAACTGCATGAATGGAACAAATGACGCAGAACCAAGAATGACAACCTGCGTAAATGTCTTATAGTTCAATCTGATAATCTGTTGCTCGAGAACCTTTTGATAATCACGTGATGCTGCATCTTGGTTAAGCATAACACCTTCACACCAGATCTCAAAGATATTTGGCTTTATTCCACGTACAATTTTATAGTCTTTTGACCCGATAGAAAGTTCTATTTCAACAACACAGTTCTTGCCATTGATGGAGTTAACCAACTGTCCTTTGTTGATATTACGAAAGGGTTTTCCAAACAACGAAAAGCACAACGCATCTAAGATTGTGCTTTTACCTTCACCATTCTTACCAATGATTAGAGTAGTTGGGGATTTGTTTAGTAGGACTTTGTTCGGAGAGTTTCCAGTAGAGAGAAAGTTCTTCCACTGAACAGATTTAAAAACGATCATTAAACAACCTCTATGTTCACAGCTTCAGTATATAAACCTCGCATGTAATTTTTGATTCTATCTTTGTCAATTTCAGTTTCAACAGAATCAATAAAATTAGATAAAACAGACACTGTGTCTTCAAGATTTATTTCTTCATCGATCTCACCTTCATTGAATTCAGATAGATCTTCAATAATCTTAATGTCAGCGCATTCTTTATTATACAACTTCTGCGTGAACTTATCAAATTTATAGTAGTCAGTTTTATTCACTACAACCAACTTTACATACTTACCCTTTAAGTCAAGTGCATCTAGATCGACTGGCTCGATTTCTTTGTCGTTGTACTCGATTCTCGTGAACATTGTATAAGGATTTTGAATGAATCCAAGTTGTCTGTTCTCGAGATCGAACAGGTGAAATCCTCTGGGATCGTTATGGTCTTGCCATGTAAGTTCGTATGGATTGCCGAGGTAATAAATGTGACCATCATCAGAACGATGGTGATAATGCCCAGAGAATACCATATCAAACTTATCGAAAGTTTCTTTAGAAAGTCCCTCATGTGATTCCATTCCCCTATACATTGCGAACCCAGCAATCTCAAAATGTCCCATACATAGAGTGGCTGGAGTATTTTTCATAACATCAATAGACTCTTGATAATTTTCTGCACAGATCCATGGAACCATACAGATATCAAAACCATCTACTGTAATCGTTTTGGGACTATCAATAACTTCAATGTTGGTGTACTCAGCCAGCAACAAGTCAGGAGAGTTCACATCATTAGTGTTTTTATAGTAAGTGTCGTGGTTGCCAGCCAACATATAAACACGAATACCCATAGCCTCCAATTTATCGAAGAACATTTCTTTAGCTCTTTGGAGCGAATAGAAGTTTACATATTTTCTTCGATCAAAGGTATCACCAAGAATAAGAACAGTGTTAATCCCACTAGATTCAAGAGCAGGAAAGAAAGTATTGTCATAAAACTTTTGGTAGAAATCTAAAAATGCAATACTATCATTCCTAGCACCAAAGTGCTGGTCAGTAATGATTGCTACTTTCATGTACGATTTTCTCTCTTATTTTCTTCTTTGACTAATTTAATTTCTATAATACTTTCAAGAGGTTGATCGATTGAAAATTGAGTAGCCTCAGAAAGATTTGGAAACCATTTAGTTCCAACCATTGAACCATTACCAACGTAGTAAGTAACTTTATACATTAAATAAAACCTACCTTTCTGTGTGTTGCAACTTTCATACCTTCAGTCTTTTGGTTAAAGACTTCAGCAATGCTATATGGTTCAGTTTCTTTGCCACGTGAACGAGTTGGGATAGTAACACCAAGACGCTTAGCGAGTTTGTTTGCTTGTTCAACATTCAGATTGTCAAAGGTAAGAATGTCAAAGCAACGACCTGGACGAACCAATGCAGGATCAACATCACGGATAGATGGAAGGTTAGTAGAGAAAATCATTTTCTTACCTTTGGTAGTCACAAGACCATCACCCACGTTAAGGAAACGATGCATCATTGTGTTGCCATCGCTACGTGACTTCAAGAATGCATCGCTGTCTTCAAGAACCATCACATTGTCATCACTCTCAATGAAGCGAGCAAAGAACCCATCCTTCTCAAGAATCTGAGAGTCATAAGAGACGATGGCAGAAGAGTTTGTGTGTGCAAGCAGTCCACGAATGAATGTGGTCTTACCAGTTCCTGGAGGTCCAATCAAAAGGAGAATGTTCGCTGAAGACGCCATGTAGCGTTCATAGTAATCACCAAGAGATTCATCACCAAGGAATGGATACATTTCGTCAACAGGAAGACGATCACGATTCAATGGAACATTGACAGAGTTACCGTCGCTACCGTAAACCCACTCAATGTGAGAAGTAACGATATCGAAATTCGCTTCAACGAGTGCAATGATTGCATCAGCAAACTCAACATCACCAAAAGCACGAACAGTTGTTGTGTTTGAGTTTACATCAAACTTGATGTAGTTATTAGTATCACGCTCGATGATAAATCCATTAGAAGAATTACCTTGCACATGCTGGTCGTTTTGGAAATGTTCTTCAGCCCACTCAGCCCACTGAGAACGATTGCAGAGAACATTAGTCTCACGATGGATTGTGCGCTGTCCTGACTCAACACGACGCTTCAGAATCTCTGAAGTGATCAAGTCATCAAAATCGCTAACACCTAAAAAGATTTTTTCGTTTGTTGTTTCATTCATAATTTTGTTCAAATAAAATTGATTGTCAATTGCATCCCAAGAATAACCTTTTAGGGTTCTTTTATTTCCTCTTCTTCTTCGGTTTCTCGTCACTCGATGCCTGATCGGTGGCCATGGAGATGGAGTCGAATCCAATCCCAGTCTCCTCATTATCTCTTGTATATGACTGCTCATCAGTTACCTCATCAATAAATGCATTCAATGTATTTTCCATTTTCTTTTTAGCAGCTTTTTCTTTTTTACGATCGATGAAGTCATCAAACGTGTTATTGTTCTGCATAAAGTCAAGATAGGCATTATGGAACTCACCTGTCTCATCTTGTTCTTGTAACTCAAATGCCTCGAATGGCATATCTTGAATTAACTTACCTTTAATGTATGACTGCTTCTTTTCTTTAGCAATCCTGCGAAGGAAAGCATAGTAAATAATCTGCGTGAAGTAAGCGAAAGGGTTGTTTGATTTTGCAGGATCAAAGTTATTAATATACTGCAGACAATTTTCTATACCATCCGATATCATTTCTTCACGATATGAATAGTTTATAAAATTAGGTTTGTAAGATAGGTGTGTTGCTATCTTTAGGATACACTCGCCAATGTAATTACTTACTTGAGGTTGAGGTAGATTATTTTCTTTTGCATGATTAACTTTCTCTCTCATCTCAACGATTGCTGCAAGAAAGTCTGCGTTGTTTACATAGTGAGCCATAACATATATTTTCCTTTGTGTTTACAAAGCATAACGAGTATTCTACAATAGAATGATAGAAAAGACAAATTTTATTTTCTTACAAAATATATTTGCTTTTATAGTTGACTTGGGGCATAATCACTATGTTAGGGTTGATCGTGATTACTAGTGTTTAGTATCGTTACCTTCTACAAAGGTACTCTCGATCGGCTTCTCTTCTTCTGTCTCTTCCATTCCAGCGATACCCATTAACATAGCGATTCGCTTTCTTGCTTCTTCAGAACTAATCATTGGTTCTTCTGCAACAGGATTTGGATTCTCGATCTTCCAATCATTCCCATGCTCTGACACTAATCTTTGATAATGCGGGATCATCATATGATGTAGACGCTTGATGAAGATGACATTTTTCTTTTCTATCAAGAAGAATTTATCGTCAGTGAATTGGCAGAATGGATGAGCAGTAATATGCTCTCTCCCTTGTCCAACAATAGGAATAGTTCTTATAGTCATTGGATGACAAAGCTGAACAATGTTCTCATCCTCTTCTTCGAGGATAGCCATAACCTGCTCACCACTTACTAACTTTATAACAACGTAGACATCTTTTTCTGTTAGCACAAGTCTACCTCTACTATCTTTATTTTGAATTCTTCTTCTGCATAAGTCTTGTAGCGTTCAGCTGCATGATTAAGCGTATGATTCTTCCAAGACTTCCAATGGAGATCATCAGCCAGATCAAATAAATTACATTTTGTTTTTCCATCTTTCAATCTCAATCCTCTACCGATGGATTGTAAATTTCTTATCTTGCTTTTCGAAGGAGACGCAAATATAACATTTTCAATCGAAGGTATATTAATACCAGTCGAAAAAGTCCCAAACGATGCAATAATGATAGCATCCGACTCATCCTCGGTGATATGTCGAATTGCCTCACGATCGGACGTATCAGTGCCCCCGTAGACGAAAAATATCTTTCGCCCATCTTTCGCTTTTTCTTTAATAAGGTCATAGAGAACCTTTCCATGTTTCTCAACATACTGGAAAAGAACAAGTGTATTACCTTCAGAATTTATAGCAAGATTACGTATAAACTTATTTCTTGGTTCACAAGATACTATCCAATCCATTTCATCTTGGTAAGTATTGTTCTTTCTTGCCTTGCGAATCTCTTCGTTATATTTTAGCACCACACACATTATATTTAGGGTGGAAAGTCTTCCTGAATCCATCAGTGCTTTGGTAGTGGTAACCCTATGCACTGGACCAAAAACTCCCTCAAGAACTAACTTGTGAATCTTTTTATTATCAAGTGTTCCTGTAGTTCCGATACGGAAACGAATCGTATCCATCTTTTCCATAACACCAGTCAAAGACTTGGCTTTGAATTGATGAGCCTCATCTCCAAAGATAACATCGAACTGTTTGAACCAAGACTTTGGTTGGAGATAGACTGACTGCCAAGTTGTAATCAATACATCCTTGGTGAATTCTTTAGTGAAACCACTGTAGAGTTTTTGACAGTGATGTTTTGTATCCCAACCATTGGCAGAAGAGTAATCTTCAAAGTCTGCATAGAGTTGCTCTACGAGAGATGTTGTTGGAACGATAATGATACACTTACGATTATTTTCTAAATGCCATCGTAAGATAGAATAGATGATTAACGATTTGCCTGAAGCAGTTGGCGATAAGAGTAGTACTCTGTCATCAGTAATTGCTTTGTAGATAGCGTCACACTGGTAGTCTCTGACTGTAATCGCTTCATTTTTGGATTGGGGATTAAGTGTTTCGACCCATCGCTCAATGTCACTGTATACGATATCGTTTTGTAAAAACTGTTCTGGCTTAACATATTGTAGTTCATAATTATTTCTTTTAGCAAATTCTTCAACATAAGAGATAAGACCGACATAAAGAGTCTTTCTCACACCATCATACAAACGAACTTTTCCATCCCACAATCTTGCTCTATATTGTGGAGTGAATCTTGCTCCTGGATATTCATAGGTGAAGAAGTCAACTAACTCTTGTTCGATGCTAGGATCAGAGAACACACGAACATAGACTTCATCAAGTTTTTCAATCTTAATCATTACATCCCAGCTAGGAACTTCTTCCATTCAACAGCAGTTTTAATTTGCCAGTCTCTTGCTTTAATTTGACCAAGAACTGACTCAAGAAAATAAATCATTGTTTCTAGGTAATCAATTTTTACCTTCAAAGTATTTAGTTCGGTATCACCTGTGAGAAATTCATCCATCTCATTCTTCAATGGCTTGACACCTTGCCATTGTTCCCAACCAAGTTGAGTTAATTCATCTCGTGATAGTTCACCACGATACAAACGGAATTTATTTTTACGGAGGATGTTACAGTCAGAACTCAACTTAGTGTGTTTGAGTTTGACATTGACAAGTAGTTTTAAATACTTAGCGTGGAGTTTGGGAGTAGCTGTGGTTGTTTCACCAAGATAGTTATCATCTATCTCGCAGTCAGCATCCCACATTTCTTGCAATTGTTCTATGTTCATAATATCCTCAAATTGTATGCGATACATTATATCGCATTATTACAAAAAAAGCAAATTTGCCTTACAAGAATCTATACCAGCCGAATTTGAATGTTGCAGATCCAACTAGGTAATTGACATCATCGTTCGTAGATGCAAAAGAAAGAGATTCAAGTGTAGTTGGGAACACGTCAAAGAATTGAATGCTCTGGATTGGATTGTTTGAACTATCTAGAATTTGTAGCACAGCGTCAGAATAGTTCTTTGCCAACTCACCATATGCAGTAGTATCACCTGCTTGTCCTACGACATATTGGTCGTAGCTTTCTGGGAATCCTAAAGCAACGATCCAGTTATAGATGATTCTATAATTGGCCATAGTCTCATCAACCAAGAAGTTAATTGTCAACTGGTCATAGAATAATGTATCACCTGGAACTGGTTGTACTGAGAATGGAGTGGCGAATGTAGGTTCACCCAAGTTAATTCCTGGAAGGTTTACATTCTGTGCGAAGAATGTAACATCAGGTAATTTCGTGATGGCGAACTTAAATCCATTGGGAGACAATGGATTGATATTTTCGGGTAATGTTGTATTTGGCATAATATTATTTAGGAAATAAAAAAGGGGATCCGAAGATCCCCTTTGAGTACCGAACTAGTCGGCTACCGATTACATTAGGTTAGTAACCTTAACACGACGGTAGTAGTAGTTTTCGTTAGCTGTCAAGCCACCAGTGCCATCCAAAGATACGAATGGGTTAGCAACTAGACCGTAACGAGTCTTGAAGCCAATCTTTGGTTGGAAGCTGCTTGGATCAACTGCACGAACCAACTGTAGTGGAACGTATGGGCAGTAGAACAAACCAGCGTCAAAAGCAGATGCGCCCTTGTAACCAGCAACGAAGAACTGAGTGTTGCTTACGTTAGCAGTATATGGGTCAACATAAACTTTGTACTTACCATTTAGAACACCAGCGAAAGTAGTAGAAGTGTCATCTACGTTCAATGCGTTCTTACCAGTGATACCAGAGTTGTAGTCAAGAACACCAGCCATCGCCAATGCAGAAGCAACGTCTGCAGAAGTGATGATGATGTTACCACGACCACGACGTGTTTGTTGACCGATAGCATTAGCTTCACGTTC